TAGTGAGTACCAGCAGTTTTCAGTACACCACCAACACTAACTTTAATATCAGTAGACTCAAGCCACTTAAAGGTAAAAGAAAAGGGTCCCAAATTGGACCCATTACCATTGAATGTATTTTGTGTAGTTGCCATTTAAGGTTATCGGTACATTTGGGTTAGTCGTTCAATCTCTGCTTTACGACGATCAGCAGCCCTGGCAGCGTCATCAATACGACCCTGTTTCATAAGGTTCTTATTGGTCAGGGATTCTTGAATAGAACGCCACATCGGTTCATTCTCTTGCTGCATACGAAGCTCAGCTGCCTTTTGAGCTTGAGACATGATGTCATTCATCACTGAATAGACCTCACTTTGAGCGGCTTGAATCTCTTCAGATGGACGGCCTTGAACACGCATAGCACGAATACGATCCAGTTGATCGTTGTACTTCTTGTTCTTACTGAGTTTGTCGAATTGCTTCCACAGTTGCTGCTCACCGATATAACGATAAAGCACTTCTCGTTCCTGTGGGGTGTATTCGTGATTACCAGTGCTATCCTTACGAATCATCTGTACACCATCCCAACCGCTATCAATCAACCATTGACGCCAAGGCTCAGTACCTTCACTGATCTTAACTGGGTTAACAGCATTCAGTGTACGCAGAATAGGGTTGTCGATATCATTGAGGGGCTTACCAGTGTAGATATCGATCTGCTCAGGTAGTTGGCTGGAGAAGCCAGGCACCTTATTGGTAACATAACCAATCAGATCTTTGTAGATGTCCTTTTGGGAGCTAGTGACAGCATTGGAGACAACACCAAGTGCACCAGACAAAGGAATAGCTGCCCTCACTTCATTAGCAAGGAAGCGAGTGATAGCAGTTTCATCACCATTAGCGACAGCAACAACAGGCTCTAGACCAGCAGTCCATGACTTATTGACAAAGGTAGCAGAGATGGTCCATGCCAGCTTATCCACAAACGATTCAGTCAAGGTAGAACCAATGTCACGAGAGTAATAAGCGAGGTCACCAACAAGAGTGAGGATTGTGTCGAGTGGTTCATAGCCAGCATAGCTAACCCACTTACCAGCAACATTGATTGTCTTAGGCTGCCAACCGAAGTTATCACGCAGCTTCTTACGCTCACCAGCATTAACAGGACCGTTACCACGGATATTACCACCAAGGGCATAGCCAAGGAGAGACGATGCAGTCAGTGCACCAAAGGCAACACGACCACGATACTCAGCCTCTAGGCCCTTAAAGATAGCCATACCATTAGGTACGCCATCATAAGCAATACCATGTTCCATGAGGGCTTCTTTGATCTTATTGATATCATCACCAGCCCACAGCACCTTGGAGTACCGATTCATACCAGGCAGTGTTGCAATGGGTGTATAAGACATAGCCATCTTAACACCATTGACACCTGTCTTGGGGAACATAAAGAATGGCTTGAGGATAGGCAGCTTATTAACACCACGAGTCAACCACGTAGCAGTCTCATCATCTAGGTTAAGTGCAATCTCACCAGCGGCATTCTTAGCAGCAGCGTCAGTTAGATTGCCCACAGCATCAAAAGCTTCATCATAGGCCATCTTCTCAGCCTTAGCTAGCTGTTGAGCTAGTTCCTCACCTTTGTAACCGATACTAGAGATCTCATCCCATGCACGAGCACGAGCCATCTGAGAGGCAATAGTGGTCTGTACAAAGGAGTCAGCGCTAATCATTGCATTGGTGCCATACTTGAACCAACGCCAGTTACCAAGGTCATACATAAACCGAGCAAAGCGGTATTGTGCAAGACGACCCCAGTTACCATCTTTCTCCCACACTTGCTCCATATCTGCAAGAGTATCCCAAAGATTAGGCTGATAGTCAGTCACAAGGTCTTCACGTGCTAGTTCACGGAAGTCCATCTGATTGTCATTGCCCCACTTACCGTTATTCCAGGTACGCTTAAACGTATTCCATGAATCATTCAATGCACGCTTGTTAACTTGCCAAAATGAACCATAGACGTGGGTAGCCTTACGAAGATCATCAACGGTGTTGCGACCCATCACTGCACCGATACCAGTGCCAAGGAAGGCGTTAGTAGCACGGAGGGTAAGTGCAACAGTGTTACCAGTGATAGCCTTAAGAGCTGAGATACCAGACAACATGTTGTTATAACGTACCGCCCATACACCTTGCGCAAAAGCATTCAGACCTTCATCACCACTCTTAAGAAGACCCATGGGGCTAAGTTGATTAGCACTCCACTTCATCAGCTTATCAAGAGTGTCTACATCACCCCTAGACAATGCAAAGGCATCAATAAGAGGTTGTGCAGCATCAGGACGTTCAGTAGCAATCCTACGAATCATATCCCGATAGCCTTGTGCCTGAGCGTTCTTCTCTTGAACCTTAAGGTCAAACTGTTCAGTGATCTGTTTGATAGCAGCTTCTTTGTCAGGTGCTTCTTTGAGGAACTTTTGCCAACGATCCTGGTTCTTAAGTGACCAACCTGCGATATACTTGTTGAGGGCATATTCTTCCATGAGGAAGGCAAGGCGATCACCAAGCATCTCAGTAGTACGGCTAAGGTCAGCAGTCTCAGGGAATGCCTTATAACCCTCAGCAATGTCAGCTACTTCACGTCCTACGGTATCCATAACACGAGCTGATGTTTCAGTAACAACTTGACCGATGTACTTATCAGTCAACTCACGCATAGCGAAACCAATAGCTTCTGCTTGAACATCATTGACATACTTAATGGAACGACCATCAAGCAAGTTCTTCACATCACGGTTATCAAGGAAGAGGTTCTTAAGATCAGATACCTTATCAGTACCGATGATATCGTTGTAGATCTTCCAAGCTGCATCACTCATCTGAGCTTTGGTGTACCTAAAGCCCTGAACCATAGCATCGAAGTCTCCAGTAGCACGAGTGCCTTCGGCTAGATCTTCGATGATATTACGGGAGACAGCATTACCCTTACTGAGATCATAGTAAGCACGTTCAGAAAGGATAGGAGCAGGGGTACCACTAGCTGTACCGAGTTTAATGGCAGTAGTATCAGCCATGTTACGAGCAATACTACCAGGAGGGATGCTTAGGGTAGCAGTAGAACCATCGGGGAACATGTTAGGAGTGACCATAGGATCCACACCAGTAACCCCTTCAGGATCGTCTAGAAGGCGTCCCTTTCCTACTTCATCTACTTGGGTATCCCTACTGATCTGTTGACGCTCTACAAACGATTCTAGAGGGCTCTCAGTGAGATCTGACGTGCCAGTTTCAACGTACTGTTTAGTCAGCTTACCAGACTCGCTATCAAGTGCTTTAATTTGACTATGCAGTTCACCAATAATACCAAGTTGTACTCGGAGTGTTTCTTGGTCAAGAGCAGGTGTAGCAGCTACTTGATCCAGCTGTTGCTGTAGCTCCATTCGCTGAGTATCAATCTCAGACAAGCGAGTAGCGGTAGGTGCATCAGCATTAACCAGTACCTCGGAGGACATGAACTCCTTAGCTGTTGTGTCATTAGGCTTGAACCAATCCATTACTCCACGACCAGCAGCAGCAGAGTAACCAATGATATCACCAACGATACTAATACCAGCTGATTCGTAGATGTTCTTTTGGCGACGCACTTCAGGGGGATCACTGTCCTTCACCACAAGGGCATCAGGGACAGGCAGCCACGGTGCAGCTTCTTTCACAATCGTCGATACTGTATCGCCTTCAGATTGGTCACTGATAGCGTTGATAGCTACGTCACCGGCAACGTTAATGCCAAGAGCAGAGAGACCACGTGCAACAGAACTACCAGTCATGCCAGCAGTACCTACACGTGATGCAGCACCAACGCCAATACTAGGTACAAGGATAGAAGATACTTCCCTTACCTTTTGAAAGGCAGGGTTCTTATACTTTGTCTTAGCATCCCATGCGTCATCAATCCATTCTGCACCAGGGATACGACCGATAGCGTCCATACCAAAGTCAATGAGACCCATCCCTGCAGCACCAAGACCCTCAAGGGTACGTTGTGCGTACTCACCAATATCTTGGCCAAGGGTAGCATTAGGATCACCACTACCATAGATAAAACCACTACCACGATTAAGAGGCTGTTGTGGCTGCTGTTGACCGCCACCAGTAAGCTGTTGAACTGCTTGTTGTTGGGGAGACTTAACAGGTTGGACATTACCAGCTGCCTTGTTCTCAGCTGGTGTAGCCTCCTTGTACATGGTCTGTGGAGCAGTCTTAGGACTATAAGCTGGAGCTGCCTGTTGTAAAGCTCTCTCTTCAGCAAGAGCTTCATCTTCTAGACGCTTCAGTTCTTCTTCGTCAACATATGGGGTTTGTGTCATAAGGTTTTACCATGTAAGAAACTGAAACGCCGACCATCCGGCAGTTGAATAACCAATTTATCTCCGTGTTTTGTGCGAGATTTAGATACAATACGTGCTCCGTTTTGCAGGAACACTTTAGAACCTTTAGCTGTACCGTAGTCAATACCGTGTGAACCACGCGCTACATGACCAGCAAAGGTATCAGTTACAGGAATACGACTCAAGGGAACACGTCCAAACTGAGGGTCTTCAACAACAACAAAGTTATCAAGTGCCTTCGCGGAGAACTCCCTAGCGAATTCATTTTGAGGTGTATTAGGGTTGTCCTGTTGTTTAACATCTAGGTGAGGACCAGTAGAGGTAGGTCCAATGTTATCTGTGATATAAGCAAGTGTAGGACGCATGAATGCTGTGTTACGTGCAGGCGTAGCAGCAGGCGTATAGGGTTGATCTACATTGACACCCATCTGTTGCATAACACGAATGATCTTACTGGGATACGCAGCTTCACCACCAGCATAGCCACCAGCAGCAATAGCTTCGATAGCTTGGCGTGGTGTCTTAGCCTTAGCAAGACCAGGTGCATACCTAGGATCAGTCATGAGATTCATGAAGTCCTTAGCAGACTCAAGGGGAGAAGCGTAGTCCCTCCAATAGGAACCATTCTTCATAGTACCTTGACCAGGGCGTGCTTTAATGTTAAACACATTATTCTTACCACTGGTGTACTTACCCCATCCACTCTCCAGTGCCCACATAGCAGCCATTACCTGTGGGAACTTAAAGCCAGATGCAGAACCAAGTGCCTGTACATCAGCAAAACCACTATTACCTGTACGTACAGTAGCCGGGGCATTGCCGCTACCAATGATAGCAGTATTAAGGCGATCTTGAGTAAGAGGTTGATCTAAGATACGACGCAGTACCGGATCATTGATCTGGTTCAGTTGATCCCTAAAGCCAGGCCGCACTTGTTGATTAAGACCTGCAGCCTTAAGTTGAGCATTGAGGATTTGAGTAGGTGTCATCCCAGGCAATGCCCGAGACAAATCAGTGTAGATCTGTGGGATAGAGATAGGCTTACCGCTAGCAATACGGTTATTAATATCCTTGAGGAGAGCAGGACTAGCTAGTACCTGAGTGTTAATTACGTTGCTGTTAGCACGTACCTTTTTGATAACCTCAGAGGTTGTGATTACATTAATAGCAGCGGGAGCACCAGGATGCTTACCAGGTGTGAATGCAGCATAGAATGCTTGCGTCTTACCTGTAGCAGCCTCAGATGATCCAATAACAGCAAAGGCACCCTTCTTCGTTTCAATGGCAGTAAGAACATCCAGCCGTGCTTTATTAGCAGCAACAGCAGGTTCCATCGTCTTAGCGTATTGCTTAAACTTCTGGTTGTACAACTTGAGAGCATAGTCAGAAGCACCACGCAAACTATAGTGTGCACTACGACTAGTGCTGTCACCAATCAGGTTCTGCTTCAGTGCATCAGTCAGTTCTGCCTTAATAGTCTCTTGCTTTATACCAGAATCAGACCGTTGTTGATCCAACTGTTGTGCACGGTTACGCCATGTCTCACGCACCTCAATAGGTACACCAGGTTGATCAACATCATCAGCAGTAAGTGTACCTTGCTCATACTGTTCACGGAACTGCTTAGTCCAGAAGTCAGCATTTTGTTGTTCAGTAGTAAAGGCAAGGTATGCCTGTAGACGATCAGTGTTGATACCTTTTGTTTTGGATTCCTTGATAATAGCCTGGAGGGTCTCTTCATTGGGATTGTTGTTCTTCACCCAATCAAGTAGCTGATCCTCTTGACGCTTATTCTCACGACGTTCTTGTGCTTCAACAAGCTGGAACTCAGCCTCTTGGTCCTTTTGTCGTGCATTTCTCAGGTCATCAACATCACGAGGGAATCGGTCGAACCAACTACCTTGGTCTGTTTGAGCTTCTTTGAGCATACGCTCAACATCAGCATCGGAGTAGCGAGTAGTATCAGCTAGTTCCTTGAAGATAGCAGACTTAGCATCTGCATTACCAACTGGTGTTACACCATCTTCCCTGTAGCTACGTGCAGCAGTCCTGAATGCTTCAGTCAGACTTTCACCAGTTTTTAGGCGAGACATACCACTAAGGGAATCATCACGCATCATGGAGGACTTGTTAACTACATCTGACTTCCTAGCAGCTTCAATGTATGAGTTGTAGGTACCCCTCATTTTCATAAGGGCAGGTGCCATAAAGTCGGCACTCAGACCAAACACACCATTCTCTTTTAGGAAGTCACCAAAGATGCTCTGCATAGCTGCAGTACGATCAGCTGCTGTAACAGCTCCCATCTCATCCAACTTAGATTGAGCATAGTTAGGGAACTCAGCAGTGAGGATCTCCATGTGAGCCTTAAGGCGACCGTAGTCACGTGCCTTATTGCCAGTGAGGAGACCGGTAACAACAACAGGATCCAATCCTCTTGACTGGAATCCTTCGGCGATTTGATCCTGGGCTTCACCACTTTGCTTAAGTAGTGATTCAGCGCCAGCTACTGCTTGCTGACGTTGAGGTGATAGACCGCCTGTAGCTACTTCCATGTAGCCAGCCATCATATCAGACTCTTCTTTAGCCTTACGGTATTCAGTAAGACCTTCGGTAAGTGTTGTACTGAATTTAGAAAGACTTTCAAAGACAGCTTCTGCGTTCTTACCACGCTGTAGCTCACTTTGGATCAGTGTTTGAGCATTCTTACCGATAGCTTCCTGACGTTGCTCAGCAAGCTTCTTCTCCCACTGATAGTTTTGATCACGATCTCGTGCTTCAATGCTGAGCTTACGCTCTAGACCAGCACCATACTCGTCTCGTACCTGCTTAATTTCCCTACGGTTTTCCTCCATACCACGTATGATACGGTTGTCGCGTTCTTGCATACGAGCAAGACCTTCCGTAGGTGCTTTAATAGGATCGAAACCTATACTCCGGGCGTACCCTCTGTAACTTACTTGATCCATGTTTTTTAAATACTTAGATTCTATCTAGGTAAACCATAAGAAGTTGGTGTAATGCTGTTTAGATTAAATGAACCTACACCGGACTTACTGCTTCCACCACCAATAGCACCAGCAATACTACTTAAACCTTGAGAAGCCGCTCCAATCCATGAACCTGTAGAGGATGCCATAGCACCTTTAATTGGTTTAGGACCGAAGTCAAATTCTTTAGGTTTGCGTGGCTTGAGATATTTAGCGCGTGGTGTGGCAAGAGGCTTGGGCGGTTGAGGAAGACGATCAGGACGTAGCATACGGTTAGCTTCTGCTGCAAGATCTGCACCATACTTATCATTAGCAATCTTACGTAGTGCAGTAGCTGTGTCAGCTTTAGCACTTAGCAGTGACTCAGCAAGGATAGCCTGGTTACGACCAAGAGCAGCAAACTCAGCTTGCTCCATCTTCTCTGCACTTCTACCTTGCTGACCTTTAACAGCTGAGATACCTTCTGATTGCAGTGCTTTGATAACAATATCTTGGTTCTGGAAAGCCATCTCCTTCATGGAGTCTTCCAACTTACGATACTCAGCTTCATTAGCGGCAGCTTGTGCCATCTGGTTGAAGGTAAGCTGCTGACCATAAATCTTCTCAGACTTAGCATATTGCTTCATCTGAGAGGCATACTCAAAGTCTTGAATCTTTAAGTTGTACAGCCAATCTTGTAGGTTGGTAGCATCTTTAAATGCAGCTAGAGTTTCTTCGTTCTTTTTGTTAAGGCGCCATTGTTTAGTGCTGTGACGCCAATCAGCCATGGTGCTACGTTTAGCGTAACGCCAAGCTTGAGTACTGTATTTGTATTGGGCTTCAATGGCAGCATTCTGAGCATCAGCTTCAGCTTGCCCACCAAGGCCACCAAAGATGGCGCTACCAATCCCAAGTACTGCGCTAATTAGATCCATACTCAGGTCCTCCGATAGAAGCCACGTGCATATTGTCCCTCCCACTGCATAGACACAAGACTAACAGGGAACGGAGTATTTGATGTTACTTTCATTGTATAGTTATCTGGCCTTTGGTAGATGGGAACTTTGTAAATAAAGACGTCACGGAACGGAGATGTATCAGCAGTGTAGAGATCAGCAATCTTAGCACCATTGACATTGTACCAGTCAGATCTAGTGCGATCCTTTAGGTTGAAATAGATATCACCACCAAGACCTGTATAGAATGCCATACGGGATGTGGTAGTGACAGCAGTAAAGTCAACACCTGTTTGACCCATGTTGTAGTAGTACCTAGGTAGTGTCATCTCCATGTTGTACTCATATCCAACATAGATGTAACTACCGCTAGCATCACCAGGTATATTGAAATAGGTACCACCACCATCAGTAAGAAGAGTAGCTACATTAGTGTAACCAGATTCTGTACCAACAGGTGGTACTTTTTTAAGGCCAACTACATACCTAATAGTCTTAGTAGTATCGAAGTAGGTCGGTAGGTAGACCTTGGTTGTATCGTTGACTTGATTATATGATGGTGCAGTAGGTGGTACTGGTGATACCATCGTTACATCAGTTACTTCACACCATGAATCAAGATATGGGTCAACTGCATTACCAAAGATGTTAATGAGTCCACCTGTGCTAGGTGCAAGGACAAGTTTATGTTGAGTCAATGTATAACCCTCTGTACCACTAGTGAGTACATAGAGGATATCATTTTGGATAGCTGTATGGATGACATTAGAGGGAAGCAACCACTTCACCCAGGCAGCCATAGGACGCTCATCACCCTGCTCGTAATACCTATGAATGTACAAGTACTTAGAGCTACGGCCAGAGGCCACCCACAGGCCATTCTGAGCGCTACCAGTGGTATCTGTAATACCATTAGGCATCCACTCAGGTACAATCTTAGTTGTTTCAGTTACGCTAGGAGACTCACGTTGTCCCCTAACAAAGATCTCAAATGCCCTAGACCAGCTTTGGTTCTTACTAACATACAAGACAGTAGATCCCAAATCAATTGGTTTTAGGTAACGATCACATTCGTAGTTAGCGATGGTGCTAATAGAACAGTTAGCAGGGGTCCATGCACCATTCTCAGCTTCCATCAAGAACTGTTGGCTATCACTAAACAAGAGTAGACCTTGAGTTACTGGTACAACTGAACGTACAGTAGCAGGCTTAATACTTGCACAACTGAGGTCAATAGGATCAGCAGCAGTGATAGTAGTAGCAGACTTGTGGTAGAAGTTATAGTAATCTCCAGCTTGAGACATGGAGACATTATCTTCAGTTAGAAACCCAAGTCTATTATTGAATAGGAAGATATCCTGAATAGTGTTATCAACGAAAGATGGGTGACTGTTGGATTCATTGTCTCCAACCAAGCGTGGCTCCCACAGTAGAGGAAGGTTGTTAATGGTCTCTGAGCCATCCAGGAAGGTGGCTCTAAACGTCAATGGACTAACGCTAGTGCGGATCAGTGCAATGGGCATTGTAGCCTCATTTAGGCCCGTACTAACGTTAGGTGCAACTGTCTCTTCCCAGAAGCCTTTACCACTAACACCATCATCAGCAATAAACTTCAAATAGAAGTCATCTTGACCAGCTGAAGTGTTATTGATTTTAACAACTTGATTATGCTTAGCTTGCTCAGGTAGCCGTGCAAATGTATCTACTGAGTCCTGAAATACACGGATACTCTTACCATCAATACCTGCATTACCAGACACATCGGTATCTGAGCTAAATGTAAGGTAGATGGTATTGTCAATGATAGTCTTTGTAGCAAAGCCACTGGTGATGGCAGCAGATAGACCAGCTGCAACAATAGCAATAGTAGCAGTAGGTGCTGTTGCAGGCGCTACAGGAGGTGCTGGAGAAGTGTAGGTAAAAGTAGATCCACCAATCTTGACTGTATAGGTAGCATCATTCTCAACACCAGCAATAACAATAGTAGCTTGCCGCTTAGCATTCCACGATGGGGCAGCTTTAGCGGTGACTACCTTCTCACTGTTAACGATATAGGTGAAGTCGTTAATAGTAAGGGTTTTGATGCTACGGTAATCAGTAGCTGTTAGGTAGCTTTCAATCGAAGCTTGTTTACCAGCAGGATAAGTTACGGTACCAGCTAAACCAGTCAATAGGTTCCATACTTTAATGACACCAGCAGAGGTAACATTAGCAATGTACTTCTCCTGGTTATCCCTGAACATACTAAACCATGCTGTTTGATCAGCTGTGTTAGCTGTAAGACTAGCAAGCTTACCAATGAACTTACCACCAGGACGCTTCAACATACCAAGGGTAATGTCAGGGTAGCAGTTCACAGCATCTTTAACTTGACCCAACAGCATCTTCTCATCAGCTTGTTGGGAAACACCACCAATGAAGTTAGGTATACGTTGAGAGATTGCTGTCATCGTGCAAGTGCCTTGAATGGTTTGTAGCTGTTGTAGAAGCCGTCACCTTGTTTGAAGCCAAACATAGTGTAATCACCTTCGTTGCATTCATACTCAATGCAGTTAGCCCTACGCCAAGTCTCAAATGAAGCAAGAGCTTGAGTGAGGTTGACATCGCCAACAAGACGAATAGCACAACGCGTAGAAGCTCGTGCTGTAATGTAGTCCCTAAATACTTGAGGAAGATCAGCAAAGTCGTAATACCACACCACATCTACCTCATAGGTCTTAGTGGTATCCCATACATCAGTGTGGCCGATCTTGTCATACAGTCTACCGTTCCTAATAACAGTGTCATAGTTGTTATTAGCAACAGTATCACTTAGGTCAATTTGTAACATACTACCAGTCATCTCTAGATAACCGTTAGATGTTGGAGTGAGTGGGTATTCAACCTCTCGGTTAAATGTCCACCCTTCTGCCTGTACCTCCCGAGAGACCTGTTGTAAGGTCTCATATGCAATTGCAACTTCCGGGTTGATTACAGCTTCGACAGTAGAGCCATCCTCATACGTGATGGTCTGTGCCTCAATGGTGGTAACAGGCGCCTGACCAATAGACGCCAGAATTTCATTAACAGCTTGTAGCTCAGCCTGAGCGTTATTGGTTGTTGGCATAACAATGATGTTATAAAAGAATTAAAAAAAAGGGACCCCGAAGGATCCCCATTTATACTAATTAGGCAGCAGTACGGCTGGCATCAAGAGCGGGAGAATCCGACTCAACACCAGAGTAAGCAAAGCGGAGGTTCTGAGTCTCCGAGAACACGCCAGAGGCGGTTGCCGTACCAGCAGTACGGGATACCGAGCGACGAACAGCGTGGTTGTCAGAGACAGCCAGGTTGCCGTTGTCAGCATAGGTAGAAGCATATGCGCCAGCTACGGTGCGGGTAGCGAAGTTAACGTTACCAGCAACACCGTTATTACCGGCAGCAGTAGAAAGATTAGCCATTAGATAGTACCTCAGTTGGTATAAGAAACAGTGTCAACACGGAAGGTGGCAGCAGTAGTGCCAGCAACCGACAGCACATCACCAACGCGATAGCCATCACCACCAGCGGCAACAGTCTGACCAGTGACTACACCATCAGTGACAGTAGTAGTAATGGTACAGCCAGTACCGTTGATGTTGTTAACTGTAGTGGCTTTAGTGCCAGCCACTTGACCAGTACCACCACCAAGGCGGGTTACGGTAACAACCGTGCCACCTTCACGACCAGGCTCAATAGGAGGGCGTTGATTATAGGTTTGGCTAGTAGTTGCGCCAACACCATCAACAGTAGCGAGTCCCATTTTGTCTCTCCTTTATCAGGAGCGAGCCGACTGCAGCTCAATAGCAGCAGCGGGGTTCAGGGTACCGCAGCCCATAGCCAGACGACCCACGATCAGGTCACCCTGGTACATCACAGACACATCACCAGAGGTGGTCTGCACAGAAGGAGCCATAGCTTCCACAACACCAGCAGCATCCTTGTAGTAGATCAGACCACAGTGGGTGCTGAAGTCGCCGGAGTAGTCGTTGTTCTCACCATTGACGGAAGACACGCTACCAGCCAGGAAGGGCAGGTTGTTGGAACGCTTGATAGAGATACCAGCGATCTCATAGAGACCCTCACCGCTGTTCAGGTTACCTTGGCTGTTGCCATAGTCACGGTTGAGGATGTTGCTATCAACTTGGCTGATCAGAGCATAGTACTGACGCGGGGACAGCACAGCGGTACGACCTTGCTTGGGCAGGTTCTTCTCATCGAGAATAGAAGCAGCCTCGAAGAAGGCGTCAACCAGTGCCTGAGCATCATACTCTTTGGTGACACCAAGTTGGATCACAGAACCGCCGGGCTCAGGGCCAGGAGCGGCAGTGATGGGGTGAGCTTCACGAGCAGCCTTAGCGATCTGACGGAAGATCTTCTTGTCATATGCCTCAGCGAGAGCATAACCAATCTTCTTAGCGATCTCAGAACGCAGGCTGTAGTGAGCCAGAGTCTCATCCAGGTCATAGACGAATGCCGAGCTGATCAGCAGGTCGTCACAGACGATGGTCTTCTCTGCCACCGGGGGATCACCACTACCCAGGATCGGGGTGCCGGGCTCGTGGTAAGCCGCCTCCATGCGACCAGTGAAGATGAACTGCATAGCCTTACCATTCTTCAGGGTACGGCTCTGCACAGTGCCCTTAGCGATAGTCGCGCCTTCATAGGCTTTGAACATCTCGCCAGAGAACAGTTTCAGATAGGTTGCGTACTTGGTATCATAAGCAGTACCAAGAGCAAGAGGGGTCGAACTAGTATTATTAATCCGACCTACAGGAGTTACAAGAGTGTTAGCCACAATAGTTTAAGAGAGAGTTGTTTACGTTAGTCCTCTCTAAGCGCTTAGAATTTTTTTGTTGTCCATTTTGTTGTCGTCTCTCCGACTGTCATGACTAAGGGTATCGGTCGTAACCGGCCTCAGCCAAAGAAAAGGAGGTCCTACTCTGAGGTGCCTCCAGTCCAGTTAGGGCCAGGTAGCAAGCGTACCAGCTTGTACCTTAACACCTTTAGGGCTCATCTCGGTGAGCGTTTGATTAGCCTCACCATATGCAGTAGCAAAAGCAGGTGAGGTCTTGAGATTTGTTACGTATTGAACAGCAGATACCGAAGAGTTCTTCGGATCAAAAGGAGTAGCAGCTGCCATAGTTATCCAATAGTAGGAGCATTAAGTGCTACAGGAGTTACCTCAGCTGCAGCAAGATCAAGTGGGAAGTTGTGTGCATTACGTTCGTGCATCACTTCAAAACCAAGACCAGCTCGGTTCAGAATGTCAGCCCAAGTGTTGATCACTTTCCCTTCAGAGCTGACAAGGCTTTGGTTAAAGTTGAAACCATTAAGATTGAAAGCCATGGTCGAAACGCCCAAAGCAGCAAACCAAATACCAACAACAGGCCAAGCAGCAAGGAAGAAATGAAGGCTACGGCTATTATTGAAACTTGCATATTGGAAGATCAAACGACCGAAGTAACCATGAGCAGCTACAATGTTATACGTCTCTTCCTCTTGGCCAAACTTGTAGCCATAGTTCTGAGAGATATCCTCTGTGGTTTCACGCACAAGAGACGAAGTGACAAGAGAACCGTGCATTGCACTAAAGAGAGACCCACCGAACACTCCCGCAACCCCAAGCATATGGAAGGGGTGCATGAGAATGTTGTGCTCGGCTTGAAATACCAGCATGTAGTTAAAGGTTCCTGAGATGCCCAGAGGCATAGCGTCAGAGAACGATCCCTGCCCAAAGGGATACACAAGGAACACAGCCGTTGCAGCGGCAACTGGGGCAGAGTATGCGACAAAGATCCAGGGCCTCATCCCTAATCGATAGCTAAGTTCCCACTCTCGTCCCATGTAAGCATAGATGCCAATGAGGAAGTGGAAAACTGTGAGTTGAAACGGACCCCCGTTGTAGAGCCATTCATCAAGTGAATTAGCTTCCCAAATTGGGTAGAAGTGTAGTCCGATGGCATTGCTGCTCGGAACGACGGCTCCCGATATGATGTTGTTTCCATACATTAAACTCCC